ATTTGAAGACCCAGATTCAGAGCCATACGACCGCTACGAGATCAAGACGCATAAGAATGCTTCCGCGGTAATGATGGAGCATTGCGATCTGATCGGGTTCTGCACTTATCAAACAACCGTCAAGCAAACCGACACAGGTTTCGGCCGCAAGCGAACCCGCGCAATGAGCACGGGCGAGCGTGTGATCAAGACACAGGCCGCGCCAGCCTTCATCGCTAAGTCCCGTTATCCGATACCGGCAGAGCTGCCGCTGGATTGGAATGCACTCGAGGCAGCAATTTTTAGCAAGGAGTAGAAAACATGGTTGCACTTAATCACGAGGTCACCGCGCCAAGCGATGGCACATTAGATAAGAAATATGATCCGGTTCCACCGGGCTCATATGTTGCCGAGATCGATGATGTTCAAGTTGTCGAGTCGAAGAACAAACCGGGCAATTCATACCTCCAGCTTGTATGGAAGCTCGAGAGCGGCCGGCTGGTTTGGGATAAAATCTATCTCTGGTATGACAAGCCAAATACGGTCTCGATGGCAGAGGAGCGCCTTAGCAGTTTAGGCCGTGCTCTTGGAATGACGACCATCGCTGACACTGATCACCTGTTGCAAAAGCGGGCGACACTCGAGATCGACATCCAAACGGACAACCCAGAGTACAACGAGGTCACGGGTTACAGCCCCGCCAATGCCCCGGCTGTAGCGCCGGCTGTTGCAGCTCAATCTTACGAAGCAGCTCCAGCGCCAGCGCAGACAGAAGCACCCCTGCAACCAACTGCGCCGGCAACTGATGCCAGACCTTGGAATGCTTAATAAACCAAGGGCGGGGCATAGCCTCGCCCTCTCTTTTTCTATGAGGCACGTATGATGGTCAAGCTAGACCTAAAGAGAGACCCTACACTTGAGGCGGCCGACAGCGCACTTGAAGCGATTGAGGTCCAGCGAGCTAACCGCACTTACTTGGGTATCAGTGGTATCGGCGACTGTGCGCGCAAATCTTACTACCGGCTGCACATGGTCGAGGAAGAGCCGTTCGGAGCTGACACACTCAAGAATTTTGCGGACGGCCACCGCACTGAAGACCTTGTGATCGAGCGCATCAGAAGAGTTCCTGGCATCACACTGATCGACCGCGATCCGGAGACCGGCAAACAATTAGAGGTCTCAGATTTAAACGGACACTTCCTGGGCCATCTCGATGGCGAGATCCTGGGGCTGATACAGGCGCCAAAGACATGGCATGTGTTCGAGGTTAAATGCACGAACGACCAAGGCTTCGCTAAGTTCTGCAAGTTGAAATATGATATTGGCGACGAGAAACAAGTCCTCAAGGCGTGGAACGAAACGTACTACGCGCAAGCTCAATGCTACATGCACTATCGCGGTCACAAACGTCACTACATGGTCGTGGCTTCGGCCGGTGGGCGCCGGTGGGAGTCGATCAGAACGAACTACAGTCGCAAGGCGGCAGAGTGGTACGTTGATCGAGCGCGTCAAATTATTCAAGAGCCGCATATCATGCCGGCTCGGATCAGCGACAACCCTGGCAATTGGGTCTGCAAACAGTTTTGCGGATTTCACTCTGTCTGTCATGAGGGCGCCACGCCGACTAGGACGTGCCGCACATGTTGTTGGTCCGAGGCAGTCGAACATGGCGATTGGTTTTGCCACAGGCACCAGAAAATTCTCTCGACAAGTGAACAGCGAGCTGGCTGCCCGGACCAACGGTTCCGGGGTGCGTATGTCCCCGGCATCGTTTTAGAAACCAACGAAACAACAAACACTGTGATCTATCGGCTCAATAATGGCGAGCGATGGGAAGACAAAGGAGCACGCGATGACGAATCCATTTCAACTCAATAGCACTGGCGAAAATGAAAACCTACCTGACGTTCTCGCATCCCTGCGAGCGCGCATCAAAGAACTGAAGGCCGAGGAAAAAGAGACCATTGAGAAGATTAAAGAGGTGGGGAACTGTGTCGGCGCAACGCACGAGGCAATCATCAAAAAGATATCTCGTCGAACGCTCGATACAAGCGCCGTCAAAGAGAAGTACGGCGATGAACTGGAGCCTTTTTATAAGCTTAGCGATGTCGTCAGCGTAGAGGTCAAACAAATATGAAGCTTTGCCCCGTGTGCAAAAAACCGTCGCGGGGTTTTGGCTTGAGTTGGAGCAATTTACACGCGCCGGAACTTTGGTTTTGCAGCATGCAACACCAGGGCGCTTGGCGATCGAAAGCAAAAAAAGGAGTTAAGTATCACATGGACTGGAGACCTGACGAAGACAAGCTGATGCTAGAAGCCGGCAAGGTAATGGGACAATACCTCGACTCGATCGGTCGCACGATTACGCCGGGGCTGACCCCGGACGAATGGCTGCAAGCGCTGCGCTGCTACACACAAGCTTATTGCGAAGGCCGAGGCACGTCCTTCGATGAGCTCAACGACGAGATCCCGTTTTAATTAGAAGACAAGGAGCAAAACCATGACTGAGTTGCACAAAAGACGAAATCAATTGATGAACCAAATGCTCGTACTGGAGCAACGCTTCAAAGAACTTGAAATCGATCAAGCTAAAGCACTCGTTGATGATTACGCACAAAAGCAAGATTTTTCGGAAATCAAAATCCTGATGGATAAATACAATTATAACGCTGAGGACATTGGAAGACTGACAGACCTAAACGCCAAAAGGCTCGGGAAAATTTTTCGTGGAACCCTTAACATCAAGGACAGAGATTTGGACGAGCTCGCGAAAATAAATCTAGATTTCAAAAGAGTGGCCGACCAGATCAGGCTGAAAAGTTGTCCGGAAAAAGCCGAGCCGTTGGAGCGGCCTCATTTTATATGTCCGTCATGTGGTTCGTCAGACCTCCATGTTATAGCAAGCTCTGACGGCAACAATAAGCGTGTTAAAGGTTATGCCGCGACACTGACTAAGAAAACCCGCAGGCGCGTCTGTCAACAATGCGACAATACTTTTTGGACGTGTGAACTGACGGCAGAAAAATTAGGAGAGTTGGCAGAAAAGGCAGCTCGCTGGGATGAAATCGCGTTCCTTATTAATGAAAAATGACAGAAGTGAATATTAGCCCATCAGAGGTCCGGGAACAGGCGCTGCAAAAATTCGGTCACGCAAATTTAAACCAGCGCCTGTCGAACCAGCGCGAGCTTCGGTTCGGCAAGCAGGGCTCGAAGTCTGTCGAGCTCGAGACGGGCGCATGGTTTGATCACGAGGCCGGCGAGGGTGGATACTTCTCTGCGCCTGTTGAGGTGCCAGCCATAAACTATACCCGCATGATCGTACGGAAATACGATTATCACAACGCGGATGGTGAGCTGCACATGCAGGTCTGCCGCTACATGCCAAAAGATTTTAGGCCACGCCGGCCAGATCCAAACAACCCAGGCAAATGGATACTGAGCATCAAAGGTATCGAGACGGTGCCGTACCGGCTGCCCGAGATGTTAGAGTCCGATTACGTTGTGATCGTGGAAGGCGAGAAGGATGTAGACAGGTTGCATGAGCTTGGCATCGTCGCCACGACAAACATCTCCGGAGCCGGCGGCTGGCATACAAGGCTGGCGCAGTATTTCAAAGGCAAGCGCGTCTACATCATCCCGGATAACGATCAGGCTGGTCGAGATCGTGTGACAAAGATTGTCGAGAACCTGTGGTGGCACGACGCCGGAGAGATACGTGTCTGCGATATATGTAAGAACATGCCGGCTAAGTCAGACGTGAGCGATTGGCTCGATGCCGGCAATGAGCTGACGATGGAAGTACTCGATGCTGGCAAGCTCGTAGAAGATCCAGTCGAAGATGTGATCGATGAGGGCAATGTCTTTGAGCTGCTGGCCGCGGACGACATCCAGGCTTCGCTCGCCACCGATGATTTCGTAGAAGGCGTCCTGATCAGCGGAGCTATGAGCGTATTGTACGGGCCAAGCAATTGCGGCAAGACATTTTTCGCAAGCGATCTCGCCCTGCATGTGGCGTTGGGATGGCGCTGGCGTGATAAAGAGGTCGAGCAAGGCGGCGTCATATACATTGCGGCCGAGGGCGCACATGGAATTAAGAACAGAGTCGCCGCATTTAAAAAGCACCACGGGCTAGTTGAGGGTGTGCCACTGGCTGTGCTGCCAAGCACAGTCAACATGAGCGATCCCGCCGGCGACATCGACAAGCTGGTAAACACAGTGCGTCTCGCGAAAAACCGTTTCGGCCGCATCGCACTCGTTGTGGTCGATACCCTGGCGCGGGTGATGACAGGCAACGAGAACACCGCTGAAGATATGGGTGCACTCATCAACAACTGCGACAGGTTGCGGCACGTTACAAACGCGCACGTCATGCTCATACATCACAGTGGCAAAGCGAAAGAGGCTGGAGCTCGAGGCAGCTCAGCGCTGAGAGCTGCGACTGATACTGAGATTGAGATCGACAAACATGGAACGACATCGACAGCGACGGTGACCAAGCAACGCGAGCTCGAGATTTCGGGCGTGTTTCATTTCACACTGGACGTTGTAGAGCTCGGCACCAATCCCCGCGGCAAGTCGGTCACAAGCT